GAGGGTGATACAGATATTAGCCTGGGTGAAAAGATAAAAGACGCTGCGTTGGATTTTCTTGGTTTCGACAACTATGAAGCTAAGACCGATGAAGAACGCGCTAACCTCAAAGCGGCCAAGGCTCAAGCCAAAGCCGACAAAGCTGCAGGCAAGAGTGACAAGATCATCCAGGCTGAGTTCGACAAGCAGATGGAGAAGCAGCGTAAGGATGGCGGTCCTGACATGTCGAAGGCCGGCGAGTCGATCAATAAGATCGCTAAGGATCGAATGGACAAGGGTCTGGAGCCAACTGCAAAATTGCAGGAGACAAAGGACAAGAAGGATGCTGCGGCGGCTAAAGCGTTGGCCGATAAAGGCATCGGTACGGGCATTCTCAAGCCTGAGATTGTTGAGGCAGCAAATCCGAAACCTGTTGGCATTCAAACGTTTTATGATGAGATCATGAAAAAAGATGAACCAAAAAAGCCCGTCGGTACCGGAACAGTCTTGACACTTGAGGCCAGCCCAGTAGAACCTGCACCAAGTATTAAAAAGGCGTACGATGAGCTGACTACAATTGGGCAACCGAAGACAGAAGCACCTGCTGACCCTGTGCCGCCGAAGTTACCTGGCCCTATTGGTACCGATGGTCTGACGGAAACACCGAAGCCGAAGACAGATACTACACCTACGCCTACACCGAAGCCGAAGCCGAAGACAGACACGACTACGACAGAAGCTCCAGTGACAGAAGCGCCGGTAGCGACACCGCCGCCTGTTGCACCTGTTGAGGTTGATGAGTTTGGCAATCCTATCACTGGCGCATCGCGTTACAATTTGGCAGAGATTCGACGTCGAATTGCTGAACGCAATCGCACGACGAGGGGTGGTACGTTGCAGACTACTAGCCGTGGTGTAAAGGCTGCGTTATTAGGCTCGACAACAAAGGCTGCAGGTGGTAGTACATCTTCAACCAATAGTGGTATGATAGGCGAAAGCACTATGCTCGGTGGCAAAAAAGTATGACCACGCAATCGTTCAATGAACTAGCATCAATGCATCGCCGGGTCGAGGCGATGAAAGCCGAACGCACTTCGTTTATCGAGCTGTGGCGTGAGTTGTCTGATTTTCACTTAGCACACCGTGGTCGGTTTTTAACAACTGACCGAAACAAGGGTGCAAAGCGAAATACAAAGCAACTCAACAATACCTCGCGCATCGCTGGCCGCACGCTCGCGGCTGGAATGATGGCGGGTATCACATCGCCTGCGCGCCCGTGGTTTCGACTGGCAATACCTGATCGCGATCTGATGGAGTTTACTCCGGTCAAGGCGTGGCTGATGGATGTCGAAAACATCATGCGTGAGATATTCAACCGGTCAAACACCTACAACTCACTGCACAATGTGTACGCTGAGTTGGGTGTGTTCGGTACTGCATCGATGGGTGTGTTTGAAGATTTCGATAACGTGATCCGCTGCAAACCATACACGATCGGTTCGTACATGCTGGCACTCAACGGTAAAGATGAGGTCGACACCTGGGCGCGTGAGTATCAGTTGACTGTTGGTCAGTTGATCAAGCAGTTCGGTAAGGACAATGTCTCATCCGACGTGCTACGTCGTTGGAAGAACGGCGACACCGAATCGTGGGTTGACCTGTGTCATCTCGTCGAACCGAATGACGATCGTGACATCATGTCACCGTTGGCTAAGGACAAGAAGTTTCGCAGCATGTACTACGAACTTGGTCAGCAGCGTGGTGATTTAAAAAACAAAATGCTGCGTCGATCTGGTTTTGATACTTTCCCGCTGCTGACACCGCGCTGGGATATTACCGGTGAAGACATTTATTCAGTGTCATGTCCAGGCATCGATGCCCTGGGTGACGTCAAGGGTCTGCAGATTGCGGAGCGCAAGAAGTACGAAGCGATCGATAAGCACGTAGATCCACCGTTACAAGCACCCGCGTCAATGCGCAACAAGATCAATCGTATCCGACCAGGTGACATCGTGTTTCACGATGACGTTACCGGTAAAGGTGTGCGGTCGATCTATGAAGTCAGTCCGAACCTGCAGTACATGATGCAGGACATCGAGAAGACGGAACAACGTGTGTCGCGGACATTTTACGAGGACTTGTTTCTCATGTTGGCCAACAGCAATCGATCGCAGATTACAGCGCGAGAAGTTGCAGAACGTCACGAAGAGAAGCTGTTGATGTTAGGACCAGTGCTTGAGCGATTGCACAATGAGCTACTGGACCCGCTGATTGATCGAACATTTAACATCGCACTGGCTGCGGGAATATTTCCAGAGATCCCTGTGGAGCTGCAGGACACTGAGCTACGTGTTGAATACATTAGTGTATTAGCACAAGCGCAGCGTCTGGTTGCATCTGCTGGTACCGAGCAGTTGGCAGGATTCGTTGCACAGTTGACGAACATCTGGCCTGAGGCTCGACACAAGTTCAACCCAGCACAAGCCATTGATGATTTCTCTGCGGCGCTGGGTACAGCACCTGACCTGGTTCGCGGTGACGACGAGTATGATGAAATCATACAAGCTGAACAGCAGCAGCAGCAGCAGGCACAGCAACAGCAGGAGGCGATGGCGGCTGCAGATACTATGCAGAAAATGTCAGCAACAACTCTGTCGGCTGAAGAGACTGCACTTGGTCAATTAGCTAAGGAAGTGGGAGGTTAAATTGTCCAAAAAAATATCACGGTCAGTAGTCGATGATCTGATGGATGTCATGAACACGTCGCAGGGTCGTAACGTGTTACGTGAGATACTGGCATCCACCGGTGTCGACATATCGTCATACACCGGGCAGACGACTCAGACCGTGTTTCATGAGGGCCGACGATCAATCGGCCTAAACCTCATTGAACTGATGGTGGATGCATCACCTGACTTGTATTTAATACTAATGAAGGAAAAACTTAATGACTGAGCAAATAGGAACCGCATCTAACGAAGCCACATTAGTGGCAGATGAGCCTACGAGCGTCGATATAACTGAGTCAATGTATCCAGAAGATACCGTTGCTGAAGAAACTGTTGACGACGATGCTGAAGAAACCGTTGCTGAAGAAACCGTTGACGACGACGACGACGACGACGATGACGACGATGACGATGACGATGATGACGACGACGACGATGATGACGATGATGAAATTGACGAAGACTATGTTGATTTAGATCGACCCAAAAACGTATCGTCTGAAGAATTGAAACAAGTCGTTGATGACATGTTGCCGTTGCTCGAAGAGTTGGCGCTTGATCGCGAAGACGCACAGTTATTGGTCAATGCGCGGTTTAAACAAATGGCCGCAGATGCAAAACGACAAAGTGATCAATGGGGCATCCAGGTTAAGGACTGGGAAAAGCAAACCAAGTCCGACAAGGAAGTTGGTGGTGACAAGTTTCCAGAATCAGCAGGTCTGGTAAAGTTGGCCATTGATAAGCTAGGCAACGAAGAAGTAAACACAATTTTCAAAGACGCAGGATTACTGGCGCAACCTGATGTCTTCAAATTTTTTCACAAGCTTGGAAAACTACTGCAAGAGGATAACCCTGGAAGCAATGGTGGAAATGCAAGTGAGAAAATGGACACAGTGTCCGCGCTATACCCTAACGACTAACCCGATAAAGGAACAAAATCATGGCCACAATCGGAGCATCATTTTTCGATTTAGTTGACTTGTACAAGCGACAAGATGAAAAAGGCAACATTGCACCAGTGATCGAAATGCTGACGCAAATGAACCCTGTTTTGGATGACGCTATTGCAGTCGAATGTAACTCAGGACAAAAGCACCTGCACTCAGTTCGTGCTGGTCTTCCTGCCGTAACCTGGGGCAAGCTGTACCAAGGCGTGCCGAATGACAAGAGCCGTGTGTCGCAAGTTGAAGACACCACTGGTTTCGTCGAAGGTCTGTCTACTGTTGACAAACGTATCCTTACTTTGGCTGGTTCCAAAGCTGGTGCCGTTCGTCTGTCAGAAGCACAGTCTTACCTGGAGTCAATGAACCAAGAAGTCGGCACCAAAATGTTCTACGGTAACACAGCGTCAGATCCCGAGCAGTTCATGGGTTTTGCGCCGCGTTTCAATGAGAAATCCGCAGCCAACGGCAATCAGATTGTCGATGCTGGCGGTACTGGCGCAGACAACACCTCGGTGTGGTTTGTAACCTGGGGTGACAACCAATGTCAGACTCTGTACCCACAAGGTACCAAGGCTGGCGTAAGCCGCGAAGACAAGGGCGAGCAACGTGTTGTTGATTCAAATGGCAACGCTTACTACGCGAAAGAAGAGATGTTCACTTGGCACATTGGTCTGGCTGTTAAAGACTGGCGTTACGTTGCCCGTGTTGCAAACATCGACGTTTCGTTGTTGCAAGCTGGCAGTGTTGATATCTACACGTTCTTGCGTAAAGCTTACTACAAGCTGCAATCACGTCGCGTTGCTGGTGGCAAGATGGCCATCTACTGTAACCGCGAAGTGCTTGAAGCTTTGGATGCTGCTGCACAAAACGCCGGAGCCTCTGACAACTTTGTTCGTTTGAGCCGTTCTGAAATCGATGGTAAGGAAGTTTTAGCTTACCGTGGTATTCCGATTCGTGAAACAGACGCGCTGTTGAACACCGAGGCACGGGTAGTTTAATACCGCTCGTAATTTAATTTGGCAGGAGAACTAAAATGATTTTATCAGCACAACAGTTGTTCAGTAGTAATCAAGCTATTACTGCAACAGCAATATCCACCAATGTCATTGATCTTGGCGTTGCTGGCACACCGTTCGGCGCAGCTCGTGCGTTGAACATGGATGTCGGTAAGGGTACTGAAATACCTTTACTGATTCAGGTGACTGAGGCGTTTAACACGCTGACGTCTTTGACTATCACCATTGAAGTTGGTTCAACTACTGCGCTTGGTACCGCCGTAGTAAGCACCACCATCTTGTTAGCCAACCTGAAAGCCGGCAAGCAAGCTGCAATGGTATGTCTGCCTAAAGACATCAATGCTCGCTATCTCGGCGTGCGTTACACTGTCGCAGGCACCAACCCAACCGCTGGTAAAATTACCGCCGGTATCACAATGGGTGTACAAACTAACGTTACCGGCGCTTAATCGGTTGCATTAGTTTAACGGCGAAACGGGGATTCCCGTTTCGCTTTTTTTGATAATGAGGAACAAGAAATGCCCACTTATTCTGTAATAGAATCAGCATTCTTTGAAGGTAAACTGATCGGCGGAAACTCTGATCGACACACAGTCAATGTTGATAAGCCTGTTGCTAAAAAAGATCGACCACGTTGGATGGGTGATGAGATTAATGCACCTAAGCCACGCAAAGCCGGTACACCAATTGTCGTACCCGCACCACCAGTTGTAGATGAAACTGACACAAACGGTGTCGAAACACTTTAATAACAGGATGCAGTGATGACTACAATTGTTGAAATTTGTAACGACGCTCTGTCTAACATTAGGGCACAGTCGATCAACTCATTGAACGAGAACTCACTGCAGGCACAATACTGTAAACTGAAGTATCCAATTGTGTTGGACAAGGTTCTACGTGAGAGAAACTGGAGCTTTGCTACCACCTATTGGACACTGGCAAAACGAACTGAAAAGCTGCACAACTGGCTATTCACTTATGCGCATCCGGTTGATTGTCTTTCAGTGCAGCAGATCGTTCCATTAGGCTCAGAGAAGACTGGCACAGGGATAATACACAGACACCCGCGCACCACACTCAATGTGGACGATCGTGTGCCGTTTGCTATAGCTAGTGTGTACACTGGGTCAGGGTATGAGCGCGTCATCGGGTGCGATACCGATAACGCTGTTGCTCGATTGACTCACCGAGCAAATGATCCGAACGTGTTTGACCCGATCTTTAAGATGATGTTGGCATGGTATCTGTCGTCACAGTTGGCGGTCCCGTTGCTGGGTGATGGCAAGGGTCGTCAAGTGAAAGACATCGCGATGCGAGAGTACATGTTGCTCAGAAGTGAAGCTACTCAGGCAGACTTTGACGAAGATCAGGAAGACACATTCATTGAAAGCGAATTGATTTCAGGACGACAATAAATGAAAAAGTCACAACGTTCATTCTCGGCTGGCGAACTTGATCCTGCATTGCGGGAACGGTCCGACCTCGAACAGTTTTCGGCCGGGTTGGCGTTGTGCGAGAACTTTATCGTTCGACCTCAAGGCGGTGTTTATAATCGACCAGGTATGCGGTACGTCGGGCAGTTGGCTGATAGTACGAAAAAAGCACGCTTAATACCGTTTCAGTTTAACGTGGAACAGACCTACATTCTAGAGTTCACAAATCTTCAAGTTCGTGTGATTGCTGACGGTGCTTATCTGCCAGTAAGTGCGGTCGACCCGACGATATTTACACTGACCACGGTTTATACTGAAGAAGAGATTTTTGAAATACAGTACACGCAAACCGCCGACACGATGACCATTGTCCACCAGGATCATCCGCCGGCCGAGTTGACTCGAACCGGTACATATACATTTACGTTGTCTGGTATTGTTTTCCAAGCGGCGGCATCACGGATACCCGCAGCACCGACTTTGCTTGCAGTCGGTACGGGTCAGGGTACTGAGCAAAAGACCTACACCTACGTGATCACCAGCACCGATCTAAACGGTGTTGAGTCACTGGCGTCGCCTGAGACTAGTATCACCACCTTGGAGTCTAGCAACACTGCCGCTGTTCAAATTACGTGGCCAGTAGTTGCCGGCACTGAGTATTATACGGTGTACAGAGACACCGGACAGGGTAACCAGGTCTACGGCGCGGTCGGCTATGCGAAGACTGAACTTTTTAACGATTTCAACTTGAACCCTAACGTCAGTCAAACACCACCAACGAACAACGTACCGTTCGTGGACCCAGTAGTGGACTACCCTGGTGTTGTTGGCCTATACCAGCAGCGTCGATTGTTTGCTAACACACCTAAGCAACCGCAGACGTTTTTTGCATCGCAGACGGGAGTGAGTAATTCACTGCGTAGTTCAACGCCACTGCGCGACACCGATGCGATTACGTTCACCATATCGGGCCGCCAGGTAAATGAGATCCGCCATATAATAGATCTCGAGAGCCTGGTTATCATGACCAGCGGTGCAATTTACCCCGTGTCGGAAGGCTCGGACTTTGTATTGACCCCGTACACTGTGTCGGCGCGAGCAAAGACTTACGTCGGTGCGTCAAATGTGCGACCAGTTGTAACCATTGACTCCGTTATTTATGTCACCGAGAAGGGCAACCGTTTGCGTGACATGATAAACAACAAGGAGGTGCCGGGGGACGGTGGTACTGATCTGACCATCGCTGCGTTTCATCTCTTCACCGGACGATCCGTTGTTGAGATGGTTTACGC